TGCTGTTAACCAGCGATTAACTGATCCTGATGCATACTTCGTTATGACTGATTGCCCAGATGGAATGAAACACTTTGTAAGATCACCAATCAAAAAAGCTGTTGAAGGCGATTTTGAAACTGGTAATTTAAGATACAAAGTTAGAGAAAGATATTCTTTCGGTTTCACAGACTGGAGAACTATCTACGGTTCAGAAGGAGCTTAATAACTAATCTGTACTAGGCGTAGCAATACGCCTAGTATTTAACTCAAACGACTGCGAAAGCAGACTATACTGGAGGTATAGACTTATGGGTACAACTACATTTTCGGGACCGATTAAAGCGGGAACGATTAAAGACACTACAGGCACAACAGTTGGCACAGATATACAAAACACAGGTTTTGTATTAATGAGTCAAAGTCAAGTTGTTGCTCTTACAGGAGCGACTGCTAACACTACAGTTGCAGTAATACCTGCTAACTCACAAATAGTAGAAATATTTGCTGATGTTACAGTAGTATCTAACGATACTGGTGCTGCAAACGTTTCTGTTGGTAATGCTTCAAATGCTACAGCTTATATTGCTGTATCAAATGCAAAAGTTACTGGAAGAGTAACAGCTGTAAATGCTGCTATTATTTCATCAGCATTTTACGATGTTGGAACTTCAGATTCAAAACTTACTGCTGTATTTCAAGCTGCAAGTGGTGATGGTACAACTGGCTCTGCCGTTGTTACTGTTTACTATTTACAAGATAGAAACTTAGCATAATTAATTAGAGGGCCTTCGGGCCCTCATTAAAAGACTATGGAAAACGAATACGGATTTTTAAACTATTTTAATGATATAGGAAATATCGGTAGTAATTTATCTAATACGTTTGCCAATTTATCTAATACAGATATTTCTACAAAAATTTCAGAGACAAAAGATAGAGCTTCATCTAGTATAAGTGATTTATTTAAAGATAGTAAAACTAAAAAACTTGAAGAATTTCAAAAAGCTAAAGAAGAATATAAACCTTCTGAAGAACAACAAATTTTAGGAGAACAAGAAGATTATAGAGCTGCAAAACCTACTGATATAAAAACAGGTTCAGATTATATAACTGGTCAAAAACAAGAACAAACTCTTGATAAAAAATTATCAGATATAGAAAAAGTTATCAATAAATTCTCAGATTCTAAACCTATGACAGGTGGAGGAGGTGGTTCTGGAAGAGATTTTGCATTTGATAGTAAATTAGATAAAAATTTAAATGCTTCATCTTTAGATTTATCAAGTCAATATACTAGCGATATATTATCATCTATTAGAAGAAAACCAGCTGTTAATGAGGACAGAGTTAGTCTATTATTACAAGACTTAAAAAAATATAATCTATTATAAGGAGAAAATATGTCAGGTTCAGATGTAAAAGCAAATAGTACTACTACTACAGGATCAAATGTTGATTTATTTGGCGGACCTACTAGATTAAAAGGATTTATAGCAACTCCAACTGCTAATGCTGGAACTGTTACATTTGCAGATGATAATGTAACTATATTCAGTATTACTACAGCAGCAAGTGTTGCATCAGGTCCTATATCTATTAGTATACCAGATGAAGGTATAAAATTTGGAACTAAACTTCAAGCTAATTTAGCTAACGTTGCAGGATTAACTGTATTCTTTGCGTAGGTCTTTATGGCACTATCGGGTTCAGCTAATTTTCAGTTAAATGTAACTGAAGTAATTCAAGAAGCATATGATCGTATTGGAGGTGATCCAATATTAGGTTATGATGTTCGTTCCGCTAGAAGAAGTTTAAATATAATGTTTACAGATTGGGCCAATCGTGGTTACAATCAATGGACTGTGGAATTAGAAACTTTATCATTAGTTCAAGGAACAAATCAATATACACTTCCCGCTGATACTATTGATATTGTTGAATCAAGTATTAGAAGAAATGAAGGTGGAACTAATACTGATTATTTTATGACACGTTTAGCTTTAGGAGATTATGAATCTATTGGAGTTAAATCAACTCAATCTTTACCTACTCAATTTTTTTTACAAAGATTATCTACACCAGTTTTATTTTTATATCCAACTCCCATTAATTCTACAGATGTAATGAGATATTGGAGAATTAGAAGAATAGAAGATATAACTGCAAATACTGTAAATGGAGTAGATCAAAATGTAGATGTACCTTCTCGTTGGATTGAAGCAATGTGTTCTGGACTAGCTTATTTTTTAAGTAAAAAAAGACCAGGCATAGATGGTAATATGAGAGCTGAATTAAAATTAGATTATGAAGAAGCATTTTCAAGAGCACAATCTGCGGACTCTACTCCTACAACTAGGATAGTTCCAGGATATGGAAGGGCAATATAATGGCTGGTGCAAACTCTAATAGTGAAAGAACTAAAAAACCACATAGAGCACCTTACACTAAATTTTCAAGTGGTAGATATGGAAGAAGTATATCAGATAGAAGTGGATTAGAATTTCCTCATAATGAAATGTTATTTGAATGGAATGGACTTTTTGTGCATGATTCTGAATATGAACCAAAACATCCACAACTTGATTTAACTTATTTTACTGATGCTACATCATTAGAAAATGCACGTTTAAATGTCCCAAATTCACTCATAGGTGGTGTTCCAAATCAGATTCAAACTATATACCCTAATACATCAGGAGCTGTGTTAGCGGTAGGAGTTGCAGAAGCTACAACAAATTTGTTATCATTATCTCTAGGAAGTGTTACAGTAGTCACTTCATGAGTGATGAATTAAATAAAAAGAAAAAATATGGCGTTGTAATTGCAACACCATGTTATGGTGGAATGATCAATGAAGGTTATCTTCATGGAATTATTCAAACTCAATCAGTAGCTGCTAAAAATGATTTTCACATGGTATTAAATACTATGGGAAATGAAAGTTTAGTTACTAGAGCTAGAAATACTTTAGTTGCACAATTTTTAGATTTATGTGAGTCAGATCCACACGATAGATTTACACATTTAATGTTTATAGATGCCGATATAGGTTTTGAAGGTAAAAACATTTGGAGATTACTAGATTCAGGACACGATATAGCTTGTGGCATATATGCTAGAAAATCTGTAGATTGGAACCATGTTGTAGAACTTGCTAAAAAAGGAGATTTTGAAAATATGGAGCAAAAAGCTCTAGGATATAATTTAAATTTTGTAAATCCCAGAGATATTCAAATGAAAGCTGGATTTGTAGAAGTATTAGATGCAGCTACAGGTTTTATGTGTATTAAAAAAGAAGTCTTTTATAAGATGATGAAAGCTTATCCTAATCTTAAATATACTAGTGATCAAATCATAAATACTGAAAGATTTACTTCTAAAAATACATATGCATTTTTTGACTGTATTATTGATGAAAAAAGTAATAGATACTTAAGTGAAGACTATGCTTTTTGTAGAATGTGGCAAAAGATTGGTGGTAAAATACACGCTGATTTATTAAGTCCTCTTACTCATTGGGGAACTTACGCATTTAAAGGATACGCATGGTCTAAATTTACTGTAGCACCAGGAGATAAAAAAGATGGCAATGACGTACTCAAGTCTAAAGAGTGATATACAACTTTGGGCTGAAAATAATGGAACTGACTTTACAAATCAATTAGACACATTTATTGATAACACAGAGTTTAGACTTTCAAGAGATATTGATCCAGTAGGATTTAATCAAAATATGACATCTTCTGTTTATTCAGGAGATAGATTTGTAACTTTACCATCGGCAATAGAGCCTATGCTTATTAATTATGTTAATATAACAGTAAGTGGTAACGTTTCTTTTTTAGAAATTAAACCATTAGAATTTATACAAGAATATTGGCCTAATGTAAGTATAACAGCTCAACCTAAATATTTTGCTAATTTTGATGATAATACGTTATATTTAGCTCCTACACCAGATCAAGCTTATACTATTCAATTAGGATATCAAGGAAGAATTAATCCATTATCTAATACGAATACAACTAATTACTATACTACTAATACTCCAGATGCTCTTTTATATGGTTGTCTAGCTGAAGCAAATATCTTTACAAAGAACATGGAAGACTATAATATCTACAACAAAAAATATGTTGAGAGTGTGACTGCTATTAATAATGAAGCTCGTAGAAGAAGAAGAACGGACTTTAAATTTCCCGGTAGCCCACTTGGTGAAAACACTTTAACTGGAGGACAATAAAAAATGCCGATTACACAAGCTATCACGGTTACATTTAAGGAAGACTTAATGAAGCCAGGAGCAAATTTAGTTGCAAGTACATTAAAATGTGCTTTATATTCTAATCTTGCTTCTTTAGATCAAAATACTACTGCATACACTACAAGTAGTGAAATTTCAAATTCTGGAACTAATTATACTACAGGCGGAGCTACATTAAGTAACGTTGCAATTTCTGTTGATGGAACTACAGCAATATTTGATGCTGATAATGTTACATTTGCTAATGCAACTATTTCTGCACAAGCTGCTTTAATTTATAATAACAGTTTAAGTAATGCTGCAATTGCAGTTTTAGATTTTGGTGGTGTTAAAACATCTACAAACGGAACATTCGAGCTACAGTTTCCAAATGCTGATGCTACTAACGGATTAATTCGTATAGCATAGAGAGGTAAACTCCTATGCCAACAGCGCAAGAAGGTTGGAGCAGGCTAGGGTATAACGTAGGAGCTTGGAATACATCTCCTGATACTCTTGCAAATATTACTGGTCAACAATTAGAAACTCAAATAGATTTTGGTGGTTACTGGAACTCCGATGAATGGTCAAGTGGCGCCTGGAACATAGGTCATGGTGCAGTTCTTACAGGAACTGGAAATGTTTTTGCAATTTCAACTTTAACTCAACTTACAGCAAGTATAGGTAATACAGTTACAATTGCTAATGCTAATATTTCCATCAGTGGTCAATTAGCAAATATATCTTTAAATAGTGTAATTGTACTTAATGAAGCTAATGTTACTATTAGTGGACAATCATTAAATGCAAATTTAGGATCAATTTCAATTCAAGCTGGTGGATCTATTACGATTCAAACTGGTGCTGAAATAGCTTTAGATGTATCTGTAGGAAATGTTGTAACAGGAACTGCTAATAAAGTTGATATAGTAGGATTTGAATTAAATACAAATTTAGGAAATATTACTTTAGTATTAAACAATACTATTCCTATTACTGGATCCCAGGCTAATGTAACAGCTAATACGATAGCTATTAGAGCTGATCAAGTTCTTTCTTTAACTGGTAATAGTGTAACTACTTTTGTAGGAAACGTTATAGCTAATTCTAACAACTTTTTAACTATAACAGGTCAAACTGCTAATGTAACTGTAGCTACTCTTAAATTCTGGAATAATATAGATACAAGCACTAATACAGAGGCTTGGACACATATAGTAAGTAATACTAATACTGAAAGTTGGACAAATATTCACTAGACAATAACATACAAATGAATATTATTTACAAA